CTCTAACACCTGACAAAATCTCTCTGCCCACTCGCGCCAGTTGTCAAAACTATACGGCACTGGGAAATTCTCACGCAACGTCATGTTGTTCAAAAACTGCATTCCCCAGTTTTGCCATTGATCTTCTATGTCTAAACGGCCAAACGCACCATACGGATCCAAGTCGAGCGCGATTTGGTCTGCCCAATCTCGCAGCGACATACCCGTCGGTAGAGTGACGCGAATGCTCATCCCAACACCGTCTTGTCTCCGGTCGAAATGTGACCGATGATCTGACCCATTTGGTAATTACCGTAAACCGCGTTGCTTTCAAACCGCACCCGCAGTTCGCGGCGCTGCTCTTTGAGCATAACAATCTGCTGCTGAGGCTCAGTAATATCGTTTGGATCAACAAACGTAAAGATACTACTGAAGACTTCTGGGGCACGAGCGTTAGCGCGACCCGTAACCTGCACGGTCATGGGGCCGTTCTGCACGAAGTCCGGTTCAATCCGGGTGATTCGCACATACTCATTTTTACCCTGAACCACAGACGACAAATCGGCGGTTTCAAAGAAAGAGCGGATTGGGTTGATGTTAGGGCCGTCAATTTCATCAACACCCTGCTCTTGAACCCAGACGCGGTAATCGTTGCCAACCCCTTCAACTCCGGTCAAGATAGGCGCGGCGAATGAGTTATTGAACGAACCTGCTGAGCGACCCAGATTAGGTAGTTCAGTATCGTACCAAGTGTTTTCACGCACGTTGTAAACGACGGCATGGGTGCACTCGATAGCGTCACCCCGAGGATAGCACCACCACACCTCACCGTAGCGCGGCACTTTGAAAGCGAACACTTTGGTGCGTGCCCGAGGGTTGATACCGTCAAAAAAGTAGTTCAAGTTCATCTGGTTAGGCACTTCACGCACCACACCGTTGAACATCATGAACCGGTCTGTACCGCACCAAAAGAACACACCATCGTAATCTACGACGCAGTTTTCAGAAATAATTGACGTGTCAGTCGCGACCACGTCAAACTGAAAAACATTAGCGCCGCCGGTAAATGTAGCGCGAATTACGGCGTCGTAAGCCCAAAAGATACCAGCGGGGGCGCTACCTGAACCTGCACGCAGAGGTAGACCCTTGATGATCTTTTGACCCCAAACGCGAGCTAAACCAGCGCCGTTGGCAAAATCGGTCAGGTTAGTGGGTTCACCCGGCTTACTCCAACCTATAATACCGTCTGTACCGTAGTAGAACAAATACGGGTGTAGCGATACGATACCGCCAGTGACGTTAGCGTCTGCCGGTAGTTTGACAGATTTGAGCAGCCCGGTACCCAACACCTCGCCAAAGAATATCTGCCCATCAACGTCGTTGCAGATGCAATCCATGTTAGGCGCAACGTGCGCGATAAGATAGTTTTGGTTCGTGGAAGAATCGTACTGATAGTCAAACATCCACATATTGTAATTGTCAACTATGAGGGCATCCGACCCGCCGCTCATGTTAGTTTTGGTCGTCGTGAGAGTGGTCGCACTAACGATGATGTTACCGTTAGAGGCGGATCCAGCAGCCGAAGCTGTAATGTTAACAGTCGCGCCGACCGCAACCGCCGTGTAATTCGGGACGGACGTATGCGCAGTGATGTTTGCCGCAACCGCAGTGGCCGTAACCGCCAAACTAGTGGCATAGCTAACCGGAGCAGACATAATAGATACACCGTCAACGGTGATATCATTAATAGACCCGGCAGCACCGCTCGTCAATGTTACGGAGCCTGTGGCGGTCGCAGCTACCGGGGTACGACCTGTAACAATAGAACTGTTACCGGTAGCGTCAATGGTGAACCGCTCAAGAGTGCTTCTACCGCCAGAGTGGCAGTAAATGAAGTTCATCTGCGTGAAGTTGGCGAACCCCCGGCTGATCTCTTGCAGATATTTCTGAGTCGCTTTGTAGCCGCCCATTTTGCGCGGCAGACCGCGCTGCCAGCGAACCCACTGGCCGTCAGTGTAAAAGTCCCCTTCGAACTTAGTCCCATCCCGCTTAATGCCGGGATTAGATTTCAGAACGATTGTAGTGTCAGGCATTAGAAAGCGCCTCCGTCAACCACACCGGCGGGAAGCGCACCCAGCGCCGCATAAGCCGCTGCCCCGTCAACGGCAGTAAACACGCCGATACCGACCGAAGTCCCACCCAAGTTGATCAACGCAGCCCCAGCAGTCGTCGCCCCGGTACCACCCTGAGAAACGTCTAGAGGGATAGAGACGCCAGAAGTGTCAGCATCCAAAACGTCGGTACCGTCGCAATACAAAATTGCTCTCTGGCCGCTAGCGATGCTGACGCCGAGACCGGCAGAAGTCTTGATAGTGAAAGTATATGATCCCGTCGTGCGGTTGTCAACCCAGTATTGCTGCACCGTGGCGGGCACAATGATGTTGCGGTTACCGGTGAGCAACCCCGTAAACCGGTATGCCACGCGGTTCAACTCTGTGCCGGTCAACGCATAATTACCCGTACCGGGCACGTTGATCACGGTGTAGTCAAAAGCGAAAGTTGCTGACTGGCCGAAACCGATCGTGTAGAAGTTAGCCCCGTCACAAGCGATGATGGCGGACTCGCCGGGTTGAAAACTCAAAAACGGCGCGCCGTTAATACTAGTGACACCCGGAGCGTCAGCTGACACCGCCCCTGTACCCGAGTTGCGCAGGTAAACGAACCAGTTATTAGCGATGATAACCGGGTCTGGTAGCGTGAAGGTTCCTGCTGCTCCCGTCCAGTTAAACATTCTAGCGCGGTCGGCCAACGTCGCCGTGTAGTTAGAATTGAACTCCGTCACCGGCACAGATTGGCTGAGCAACGCGCCCGTAGCGACGATACCCGTACCGGCCAGCGCAGAAGCATTAGCGGTAGAAGTCGTAGCACCGTATTGTAGGATGTTCCAAGAGCCGCCTTCGGTCGTGTTGTTTGTCAGGTAGACCTGCCAAACTGTACCGCTCGCAATTGATACGACCTGCACCCCCACAGCGTTCTTGACGATGAACGTGGAGGAACCCCGGTTGTTAAACAGAATAGTCTCACCTGTACCCGCCTTCATCGCATCGGGCAGGAAGATGCTCAACCCGGCGGTAGACGGGGTGACGTCTATAATGCGAGTCGCTAAGTTGTTGCTAGCAGAAGTTTCTTCAGGCCAGCTGAGTACGACATCAACGGTTAGCGTAATCGCACTGTAGCTAATTTCAGAAGGATAGATGTTCGCGCCGCCAAAGACGCCAGTGTAAACTGTCATTATGCTTCACTCCGGTTTGCCGAGCGATCCAAGATACGCTTGAGGTCTTCACCGTTCAAGGCTTGCGCGGCACGATCGTACATGGCTTGCCACAATTGAACACGCTCATCGCTCTTCAAGAATGGGGTTGCCTCGAGCAACGTCGCGTAAAGCAGCAGATCAGGTGCGTACTCAGTGAGCCAGTTCGTCTGGAAATCATCGCCTAGGAACCGGGGCTGCTCGTAGTACAAAATTTCAAGGGTCTGCGCCGTCGCCGGGGGAGGCGTAATCAGCCAGTGCTGGTAATCGTAGTCGGCGTAAAACTGTGGCGTCGCAGTGGAGGCTTCATCAGGCCAGTAACTGCGGCAATACTCGTAAGAACGGGCGAAAATCGGGTTGTTGTCAACGGTCATGCTGACGGTGTCGCGCCAGCGGTCTGGCTTCATGTAAACCGCTACTCCGGATTGCAGAGGGGTGGTTACAGCGCGGATAAAACCTTGAATTTTCAGTTCACGAGCGATACGGCGCTCACCTAGGGTCACTAGGCGCGGTAACTGGTCATAAACGATCTGGTCGCTCTCTTGAGTGAAACCTCGCTCAAGGTAACGACGCACGTCTACCAGCAAGCTGTCGTACGTCATGCTGTAGCTCATAAATACTCCGATGGTATTAGCAGCTGGTTCAGCATGCGCCTGTGTGTTGAATTATAGGCTTGAAAGGTGCCAAAAGGCAACTCATTTCAGTACCTAGCGAACGAAACAATCACAACCTTAGGATTCAGTCCCTTCAGAGCGATTGGTTTGGGCAGTCATTCTCGCAGAGGCACACCCACTTGGAATTGTGTTTTTCTACCTCTTTAACGGTTTCGACGCTGTCTCTGGCAGTGTCATAGCTAAGGGGTTTAGCTATGCGGCAGTAATCACTGATCACCACTGGAGCGGTCGAACCGGTTGCGCAGCCGCTTGTCACGCACAGTATCAGAAGCGGCAACAATAGTTTCGGCTTTTTTAACACGGGATTCAACCTCCTTGACGGCGTCCAATGCAGCCTCTTTGCGTCCCTGCTCGATGAGCTGCTTCTGTTTCCACCACGTAAGTATGGTAGAAAGAACGCTCAGCAGGGACGCAAAAAGTTTCACGTCAAGGCTTCTTTTCAGCCAAGACGATCGCAGCCAAACCCGCAACCGCCATAACTACGGTAGCCGCCGCTTGATACAACGGTTCAGCAATACCGACTGCGGCAGCAAGACCAGAAAAACCAGCGTAAGTGCTGGGTTCACGCAAACGATTAAGAATGAAATCAATCATATAAGCTCCTATTCTTCATTAGTAGAAATGACACCCCCGCGTATCTGAACCGGGGCACCATACACGGGGACACCTTTTGGCCAACGTGTAGCTATGCATCTCGACTTTGCCAGCATCATAACATTCACGCTGTTTTTCTGGTTGCCGCCGAGAACATGATAATACAACGGATCTTCACCAACGTAGAACCCTACGTGGCCACCGCCATCACGTGAGAAGACAAGGATGGCACCGGGCGCAAGTCGGGAGGAACGTAGCAAAGAGCCGTAGTCTCCCCAGACCCGCGCACGATACCATTCTTTAGGTACGGGTTGATCAGAAGCCCGGAGGCAATGAGCAACAAAAGTTCCGCACCACGGCGTCTCGTCATCTTTCCACCAAGCACCCAGCGAGATACCCCAGTTCACAATCTTGGGATTGTGACGCTTACCGGGGATCTCCCGTAGCCCGATGTGCTTTCGGGCTTCAATGAGCCATGGTGGTTCAATCATCATAGCTCATAAGTTACCCGTGTTAGTGGACGGGAAACTGCGGGTGGTGCCGGGCCAAATGATACGTACAGCGCCTACACCACCCGTGCCGCCAGCAGAATTTATAGTGTATGTACCTGTTGGTCGGTAAAGTTGAGCAGAACCGCTACCAGCCCCGCCGCCGTAGGTTCCGCCCGATGGCCCCGGCCCACTTGACAAAGATCCCGTTGAGCCGTTGTTACCACCGCTACCGCCGAAACCACCGGCGGTCTGGAAGTTACCGTTAATCCCGCTGGTGCCTTGGCCCAAAATACCTACACCGCCACCCCCGCCACCGGGGTAAAGGGTATAATAAGTTCCATCGTCAGTTTCTAAGCGAGCGCCGCCGTTACCGGCAGCCCCGCCGGTAACGGAGCCACCGTCACCTGCGTAACCGCCAGCCCCGCCGCCAGATTGACCGCTGGAGCCCCCATTACCGCCGGTTCCTACAGAAGTGCCTGAACTGCCGCTTCCGGGGCCTCCTCCGGCGGCAGAAACGAGCAAAGTGCTGCTTCTTTGTAGATAGCTATTTTGGCCTCGAGCCTGCCAAAGGAAATCTGCACTGGAAGATGAAACGCCGCCTGCGCCAACCAGAACAGTTAGCGTTTCTCCCGGAGTCACCGCTATATCATTTACATATCTAAGGCTTCCGCCTCCGCCGCCATTACCCCATGACCCCTGTGTACCGCTAGCCCCTGCACCTACGGTTACAACAGAAACACTTGTTACACTTGCAGGAACCACAAAACTGTATGTTCCGGCAGTGGTATAAGCCTGTTGACCCTGAGCGATAGGAGTCACGCTGTTACTAGCGGCAGACGATGGGCTGCTTCCCGCGCCGTTGGTTGCCACAACTGTGAAAGTGTACGCGGTACCGGTGGTTAAACCTGAAACCGTTATAGGGGAAGAAGCACCGGTTCCTGTCAACCCGCCGGGGCTTGAAGTCACGGTGTAAGAAGTGATAGCCGCGCTACCGGTGTTAGCGGGTGCTGTAAAAGTTACGCTGACCGATGTACTGCTAGCTACGGTAGCAGTCCCAATGGTCGGCGCGCCGGGAGAAGTCGGCCATAGGCTCTGCTTACGGTACCCAGCCTGCTCGCTCAGAGTCCACATACCCTTAGCGGAAGTCGTAGTCGGTGTGACGGGCGACTTGGTGATGAAGCCGCCAGGATATTGCGTGCTCATTTAGGCAACCTTTTCAATTTCTACTTCTACCCAAGAAACCGAAGGCTCATCCCAGCTATACAGCTTACCCGTTTTAGGGTACTCTGCCGGGGGCTTGAATGAGCAGGAGGCTTCGTCAAAAACCCAAGACTTGAAGCCGTTAGCGGCCCAATTTTCTTTGGTTTGCTTCTGCTTAGCTTTCTTTTCAGCCGCTTTCATTTTACGGATCTTGTGGTTATCGGTGTATTTGTCACCAACTTTCACGTATTCCACACCTTCATAGATTTCGTAAACACCTGCCACGGGCGGCTCTACGCGCTCAAACCGAGCGAACTCGGGCGGCAAGTTGTCAACGTCAACTTCAGGAAAAGCCTCGCGAAAGTTGTCGCCGAAAATCGGGTGCTCAAACGGCTGACCGTCTTTGATGCGAATGAAAAGTTCCATGGTTTTCTCCTTTGTTTACAGATTACCGGTGTTAGTTGAAGGGAATTGACGCGTTGTGCCCGGCCAGATGATGCGAACAGCGCCGACGCCACCCGTGCCGCCGCCACTTGGAGTGCCGCCAACACTAGAACTGTTAGCGCCGCCTCCGCCGTAGTTGCCGCCGTTGCCGCCGGACACAGGAGCACCAGTGAAATTGTATTGCTGGCCGCTGGAACCAGCGGAGCCGCCAGAACCACCGCCCCCACCAGAGGCGTCGGTCACGGGGAACGTGCTTCCATCCCAAAAACCGCCTGCGCCACCAGCGCCGCTGGAACCAAGACCTAAAAGGCCAACTCCGCCACCGCCGCCTGCAGTTGAGAAAGAGTTAGCGGTAGACCCTCCACCCGCGCCACCCGCGCCACCAGAACCTGAGTTACCTGAGGGCGCTGTCCCTGCACCGATGCCGTCTACGCCATTTCCGCCAGCTCCAGAATAGCCTCCAGCGCCTCCTCCTGAGTGTTGTGAAGACCCACGTGTTCCGTTGCCTCCGTTACCACCACCGTCACCAGTTCCTCCAGAGCCACCAAGACCAAAAGTATTATTAGCGGCCCCTCCACCGCCGTTTGCCACGACTGTCGTTGAGTTAAACGAAGATGCGCCGCCGGACTGCCCAATAGCCGCAGTAGCAGAACCGCCGACGCCTACAACAACTGTGTAACTGCCGCCCGGAGTAACTGAAATGTTGTTCTTGTAGCGGAGTTCACCGCCCCCGCCGCTACCGCCGTTAGTCTCTCTATAGCCTTGGCCGCCACCACCAACCGCAACGACAGAAACGCTTGTTACGCCCGCAGGCGCAACCCAACTAAACGTACCCGCAGTGGTGAACGCTTGTTGCCCAGGAGGTATAGCGGGCGTCACAGCGCCGGACGGCGAACTTGCAGGGCCGGTTCCCGTAGCGTTGGTTGCTCTCACAGTGAACGTATAGCTGGTGCCGTTTGTCAACCCGGTCACAACCAAAGGAGATGAAGCGCCCGTAGCCGTGAATCCTCCGGGACTAGAAGTAACCGTATAGCTAACGATACCGGCAGGATAACCGGTGTCTGCCGGGGCAGTGAAAGCTACAGAAACCTGCGCATCGCCTGCGGTTCCGGTAACTCCTGTAGGAGCACCGGGCGTTGCTGGCCAAATGTTCGCACCCCTAGCTTGCATCTGCTGGCGCGAGGTCCACATCCCTGTGAAATTAGGCATTACACATTCCCCGTGTTAGTCGATGGGAATTGACGGGTCGTACCGGGCCAGATAATGCGGACAGCACCGCCGCCGCCGGGGCTGGCACCACTCCCTGAGAAAGCCGCACCGCTCGCGCCACCGCTACCACCGCCTCCGTATCCGGTTCCAGTGCCACCTACGCCGCCACCGCCGGAAAAGGTAGTTCCGTAATCTGGGTATTCTGTATTTGTTTGACCAAGGCCTGCGGTACCATTAACCCCTTGGCCTAACAAACTGACCCCGCCGCCGCCATTTATTACAGAGCCAGCGTACCTGCCGTCGGCAAAATGGAACCAACCAGCGCCACCCCCACCGCCACCGCCACCGCCAGAACCAGCGGTACCGTTAGAACCAGAACCAGTCGATGTGCTGGACGCATTACCGCCATTGCCGCCGTTGCCAGAATAGCCTCCGGCCCCGCCAGCCCCGCCTGATCCACCTGCGCCAGAACTTCCAGAAAAACCAGATTGACGGGTTCCTGCTGTTCCTCCGGTACCACCACCGTCGCCCGTATAAGACCCGCCTACACCCACGACGCTCCCAGCATCTCCTCCAGTTCCCCCGCCACCTCTGACAATGGACGCGTTTATAAAGTAAGATTCGCTGCCATTGCCGCCGTTTCCGGTACCCCCATAGGTACTTGCAGGGGTCGTCCCTCCGGCCCCGACAACAACAGTATAACTGTTTCCGGGAACAACCGTGTAATTGTTTTTATAACCTAAACCACCACCGCCGCCTGAGTTGCCCCCACCGGGCCAAACCGGGGTGCCACCACCACCGCCGCCGCCAACCGTTACAACAGATACTGAAGTCGCGCCCGCAGGCGCAATCCAGCTAAAGGTTCCAGCAGTGGTGAACTCTTGCTGACCTTGTACCACCGGCGTAACACTGTTACTAGGCGCGCTAGGTGGACTATTGCCGAAAGCGTTGTTAGCGTAAACTACAAAAGTATAAGCCACGCCTGTGGTCAAGCCGGTAACGGTAACAGGAGATGACGCCCCGGTAGCAATTTGACCACCGGAAGAAACAACCGTGTAACCCGTAATTGCGCCCGCACCTACATCAGTCGGCGCGGTGAACGCAACCGAAACCGAAGTACTGCTAGCCATGGTAGCCGTCGCTCCGGTAGGCCGGTTAGGAACCTTGAGCGGAAAGTACGAGGCCGTCATAATACCGGCCTGATAGCGCATCGACATGACGTCGTTCTCCTTCTATCAGGTCAGTGCTTCGTAGCTGGCAGTAAGTTCTATAGCGTTAGCAGTACCCACTGTGGCAACGATTGACTGAGCCTCACCCACGTAAATCGAAGTTGTCTTGTCAACGATGATCAACGAAGCGTTAGCTGGGACGCTGATCTGAAAAGCAATTCGATACGCAGTACCACCACCGCTAATTGCGCTGTTGATTGACACCGTGACGTTCACTGCCGAGCCGGTTACGTTCGAAGCCACAATATTGTTGACTTTATTTACTGTACCGACTGCCGGGGTTAGCGCCGTCCAAGTTGTAACACTTGTCGTAGTCGGAATGAGATACGACGTATTACCGTAGATGGACGTTACGTTAACGATATTTGGGTTGGCCATTTCGTTAGCTCCTTAGAAACCAAAAATCATGGCCATGGCGATGGCCTTGCCTGTTGAAATACCAGCAGAACCGAAAGTGAGGTTGCCCGCCCCATCGGTGACAATGCCTTGGCCCGCCGCGCCGTCTGCCGTCGGATACTTGAGACCCGCCGGGTTATTCATAATACGAGTCACAGTACCACTCGCATTCTCAGCGTACAGCGCCATGTCTGCGTTGTTAATGTTGAACCCGAGTTCCCCCGGAGACAAGTTAGCTGCCAGTGGTACTGCGCTCGCAGTCGTTGTGCGATACAGTTGAATAGGTGTAAATCCTGGTTGTGCCATTTTCGTTTACCTCAAGTTTTCAAGTTTGTAAAGGGTTTTCATGTGTAACGCTGTGAGTTCATCAAGGATGTTCTCAAGAGCAGGTACACCTTTGGCCAACCGGGCACGGTTCTCATTTAGCCAAATTATATCATCATGAACCATTTTGGCAACGTCTTTTTCCTGCCCGGCGACGTCTCCGATGATACCGAAAGTACCTTGGTAAGCCTCGATGAACTTGTCAAGCGTATCAACTACATCTTCATAGTAATGGCCGAGAGCTTTATGCTGAGAGTAAGAGTTGGTTTTCCAGTGCTCAATGTGAGACGCGTCTCTGGCGTGGAATACCTTTTCAATTAGTGTTTCTACCATCAGAATGCACCTCCGTCAATACCGGCCCAAGAGGGAGCCGAAGTGCCGTTGGAGATCAGCACTTGACCGGCAGTTCCGTTGGCCAAAAAGGCTGTAGCTCCGGCTCCAGTTTGATAGGGTATCTGACTGGCAACCCCCCCAGCTAAATTCGTCGCTGTTGTTGCGCTTGTCGCGCTAGACGCTGAACCGACCGCGAGAGTAGACTGCGCCACCCAGCTAGGAGCCGCAGCACCGTTGGCCTTGAGTACGTAGTCAGCAGTACCAGCAGCGAGAAGCGCCGTAGTACCCGCCCCGCTCTGATACGGCAACGCGCCCGCCGCACCGCCTGCAATGTTAGTCGCAGTAGTCGCTGAGGTGGCGCTCGTGGCCGTAGTGGCGCTACCCACCGTAACGCTAGCCGGATCAGTCCAGACCGGTGCAGTACCGTTAGAGGTTAGAATACGACTTGATACGCCGATAGGGAGACGGTCAAGCGACGTTGACGTATTAGCAAAAACCAAGTCGCCGGTTGCGTAACCCGTGATACCCGTACCGCCGTTGGTTGGTGAAACAGGTGTGGTGAGGCTGAACTGTGTACCAGTGAGCGTGAGGCCGGTTCCTGCCGAGTAAATCTGCGCAGAAGAGATCTGAGCAAACGTGATGGCGGTCGTGCCGAACGTAATCGTGCCAGAAGTGTTACAGGTGTAGGTCTCGCCCGCGCCGGTCGCACCCTGCTGAACGAAAACGGTAGAGCCTTCGCTCAAGCCGTTCGCGCTGTTGATGACGTAAGTATCTGCGTCGCTAGAGCGTGTCAGAATCCAGTTTGTTGAGCCGGAACCTACGTCAGTCACGACGTAAATGCCGTTCTGCGTCTGCGTGCTCTGCTGATAAACCAAAACACGGTCGGCGGCGCTGACAGTCACACCGTCGATGACTAGCGCAACCTGAGTACCCGCGTTGGTCAACGTAGCGCCAACGCCTGCGGTACCGTTGTTGTACGTCGCGTTCAAGTTGATGGGACTTTCGACGCGCACCGGCTGGTGGAAGTGGATGCCGCTCGCTACCAGCGTATCAACATACTGTTTAGTGGTCGCTTGTAACGCTAATGTCGGGTCTTGAGTCAACGTAACTGAAGTCAAACCAGCAAGGGTTGTAGTTGTAGCGCCGAGAGCAACCGAAGTCGTGCCGATAGTCAACGAGCTATTGCTGAGTGCGGCGTTAGGGATGCCGGTGAAATTGGTGCCGGTCAGCGCGGGCGCAGTGCTATAGCTGGGTGTTGTACCGCCAACCAGAACCCCGGAAGCGGTGGCGAGCATCGCCGTGACACCCGCGCCTGTTTGATACGCGATTGAACCCGCCGCGCCGCCAGTTAAGTTGTTAGAAGAACCGGCAGTAAATGCTGAGCCAGTGCCGGACAAACCGGTTCCAGGACCAGAAAACTGAGTCGTTGCTGTAATCGTGGTTCCGGTAACCGCTGCCGGAGTAGAACCACCGATGACCGCGTTGTCAACTGTACCGCCGTTAATGTCGGTCGTTGTCAGCACGGTTGAATTCAGAGTCACCACACCGGTGCCGTCAGCTATGCTACCGGCAGCGGTGCCGTCTTTAGCTTTCAGGTTCGTAACTTCAAGATTAGTTGCGTCTACCGTGGTCGCGTTTACGGTGGTGATGTTACCCGTGGTTGCCGTAGCGGTTGTGAACGTAGCCGCCGCTGCGCTAGAGCCGCCGATGACCGTGCCGTCTACCGTACCACCGTTGATGTCAGTCGTCGTGAGTACAGAAGAGTTAAGCGTAACGACACCGGTAACGTCAGCAATGCTACCCGCAGCCGTACCGTCTTTAGCCTTCAGGTTCGTCACCTCAAGGTTAGTCGCATCAACCAAAGATGCAGTGACGTCGGTCGCATCAACAGTCGTGAATACGCCGCTAGAAGGCGAAATAGCGCCAATGGTGGTGCTGTTGATAGTGCTCCCGGTGATCACTTTACCGGACAAAGCGGAAGGAATGTCTAAGTTAGTTAGCGAACGGAAAGTGGGAGTCGCAGCCGCACCACTGGAAGGCCCGGACAATACGAGATTTGCGTTCTGCGCAGCCCAAGCGCCTGTCAACGTGCCGCTGGTTGTTACAGGCGAGCCGGTAACAGTAAAATCAGTGGGCAGCGCGAGTCCGACCGAAACCACCGTACCGGTGCCGGGCACAGAACCCCAAATCAAGTTCGTACCGTTCCAGTAAAGAACGGTGTTAGAAAGCGTTGGAGCCGGAACAAACCCGGTCGTGTTTAAGGCGGTTTGGTAGAGTAGCTGGTTTGCTGCGCCACCGTTGATGTTGTCAGCCTGCCCAACGTCTAGCGCATTTTGATCCGCCCAAGTGTATTGACTAGTACCGCCTGAAAGCAAAACCTGCCCGGCAACACCCGGAGGACCAACGTACAAGCCGTCGGCACCTGACCAAATTATTGCGCCCGCGTTAGCAACAAGGCTACGCCCGGTACCCCCGTTGTCAAGACCTAGCAGCCCGTCCACCTGATTGTCATCAGCTAGATCAATAGCAGGGTGTCGGTGATCAGCGCGAGAAATATTGGTAGATACGCCAGCAGAGCCGGTAGTGTTAAGAGTAAGCGGAGTCGCACTTGAAAGGTTAGCATTTAGCGTGACGTTGCCCGTAAGAGCGCCGCCCCCGTTCAAACCGGTTCCGGCGATGACTTGCGTGCTCGTAGGAACACCACCGCCGCCTGAAGCCGGTATAGTAGTCGCCGCCGTGACGCGACCTTGAGCATCAACAGTGAATACCGGGATGTTAGTAGAGGTTCCGTATACGCCGGGTGTAACGCCGGTGTTAGCCAGCTGAGTTGGGCCAATGCCACCTACCGCTACGCTCAAGGTCACGTTACCAGTCAACTGACCACCGCCAGTCATACCTGTGCCTGCAATCACCTGGGTGCTCGTGGGAACACCCGCCACGCTCAACAGGTCACCCACGCGGATCTGGTAGTTATTGCCTTGGTAGACGATCATCATCAACGAGTCTTCCGAAGCCACCGGGGCAACCGGCAGTTGCGTAAGTCTAGTCGGAATCAGATTGCTAGGTACTTCAGACATTTAAAACTCCAAATAACCTTCACCGTCTTCGGTGATGAAAAACTCATCGCCTTGCTCTTGAATGACGCCAGCAGGATGAGTATTAATGGGGGTGTCCGGGCGGTTAAACGGTAGAACAATCTGATCAGGAGCACGAGGAGCAAGACGGTACGGGTCATACTCGTCACGATCTTCTTCACAGACCATCAGGCCGGGATAGTTAGGATCAGGAGACAACTCAGACAGGAGCATTTTGCGCGAGCAACGACCGCAGATAGCAATACCGTAAGTCGGTTGGCCGGTGGGGTCTAAATAGAGGCTCATGCGGTGTAAGCCCTAATTCCGGGGTTGATCTGAATGGGTGAACCGTCGTTATCACCGTCCCATGCCCGCTGCAAACTAATTGCGGCTTTCTGCTCACGCACAGCCATCACCTGCAAATCAACTTGCGGGGTCTCAGCCGCAACGCGGGCAGCGAGGCCATCAATAATTGCCTCAAGCCACCTCTGAGGGACTTCGACCTCTTGCCTAAGGTTTTGTGTGTCCATGATCTGCCGGTGCCTCCAGAGCACGAGCTGAGCCTGTTCTGCGGCTGAGAACGGCGCAGGCCAGAGGTAAACCACTGGCTCAGGCAGGTCACGCTGAAAATAGTAGTTGCTCGGGCGACCCGGAAACACCTTGTTGCTTTGATTGACGTAGCTGTCACGGTTCAGCTGACCGAGCGGAATTTCCTGCGGCAAGTTACCCAATTCAATCGCCGTGTAGTTAAACACGTCGTTAGGGTTCTGCGTGTAAATGCGGAAATACTGGTAGGGTAGCGCCCCGCTGATATCAGTCCAAGAGATCTCTCCCGCGACGTCGGTGTCGTCGTAAGAACCGACGGTTGTCCAGGTTGAGCCGTTAGTGCTGACTTGAAAATAAAGGGGAACAGAAGGCCCAGACCACTTTACACCAACAGTGTCAACGACCGTGGTGGTCGTAAAATTGACTTGGTAGAGATTACCCGCCGTAGTGTTAACGCCGGTAACAATCTGCAACGTGCGATAGTTCAGGTTCAACACCTCAACCGTACCGGGCGGCAGTACGACCACCGGTTGATTCTGATACATGGGAAGAACCATCTTCTCAATGCACCAGCTTGGTGTTTTGATGTTCGCTAACTCAGATAGAAACAGATAAAGAGAATCCAGAGCGTAGCTGTGCATCTCAGAAGTGATGGACTGGGCAGGCAAGCGGCAACGCCGGAAGGCGTGGTCAACCACCTTCAGTGCGTTAAATGTTGTACCGCTAACTGCGCCTGAATAGGCCATACTAACTCCATTATGTAGTCAGATGGCCGCTGATACAGCGAACCCCTCGTTTGACGAATTATAATTCAATAAAGCCGAAAGAACAAGTCACTTCTTTTTCTTGTCAGCGCGACGTGCCTCAGACATGGCAATCGCCACGGCTTGCTTAGGGTTCGTGACCTTGGGGCCGGTCTTGCTGCCAGAGTGCAGATCACCCGCCTTGAATTCGGTCATAACCTTGTCGACCTTCTTGTAACCCGCCTTAGGCATAACCGCACCGCCGGACTTCATTTTCATCTTAGGGC